ATCAGGTCGTCTTCTACAGCGGAGGGAAAGCGTCCTGGTTGACCGCTTACCGTGTGAAAGAGTTCAGACCAGGAGCTGAGATCACGCTGCTGTTCACTGACACGAAGGTCGAGGACGCCGACCTGTACCGGTTCCTCGACGAGGGCGCCGAGGCCCTCGGGTTGCCGTTGGTCAAGATCGCTGACGGGCGCGACATTTGGCAGGTGTTCCGAGACAACAAGTTCCTGGCGAACAATCGTGTCCCGATCTGCTCGCGGGTGTTGAAGCAGGAGACAGCTGACAAGTGGGTGCGCGCCAACTGTGACCCCGCGGACACGGTGCTGCACTTCGGGATCGACTGGACTGAGGCGCACCGAGCTGATCGTATTCCCACCCACTGGAAGCCCTACGATGTCGAGTTTCCGCTGCTGTGGAAGCCGTACCTGGATCGCCTGGACGCCGACCGGCTACTAGAGGAGGCCGGCGTGGCGCAGCCGAGGCTGTACGCCCTGGGGGCGCCGCACAACAACTGTGGGGGGTTGTGTGTGCGTGCCGGTCATGCCCATTTCAAGTGGGCGCTTGACGCTGTCCCCGAGGTGTACGCCGAGTGGGAAGAACGCGAGCAGGAGATGCGGGAGCTGGTCGGTTCTGATGTGGCGATCATGCGGGACCGGTCGGGTGGTGGTAGCCGGCCGTTGACGATGGTCGAGTTTCGTGAACGCATCGAGTCGGGCCGTGCGGGGCAGCTAAACCTGTTCGACGACTGGGGTGCGTGCGGGTGCATGTCGGAGTATGACGGCTGATCGTCACACCCACCTGGGGCCATCTTCTGATATCAGATGGCGGGGATTCCTTGAAGCGTGTACGTTGTCGCATCCGATTCGACGAGTCCCTCTTCGGTCCACTCGTCGAACAGGGATGCCAGTCGGCGCTGGATCTCCACGCATTTGGTCTCTGATTCCACTCGGAGGGTGACGGTGAACTCTACGGATGCTGCCATGCGGACATCATAGGTCACCCACGACTGTCACACCCTTCGTCTAACCTGTAGGCATGATCGAACACAGATTCCGACAGTCCTGGTTGAACTCGTTTCTGGATTGCCCTGAGAAAGCCCGCACCATCCGCAACGGAACCGCCATCGATGTGGCCGGCAGCAAGGCGGTGCGAGGCACCGCCGTGCATGCCGCTATCGAATCGGCGTTGCTGGCCCGCATGGACGGCAACGAGTTGGGCGTGGACGATGTTCTCGAGGCGTTCCACTGGTCGTGGGACAGCCTCGTCGACACCATCGGGAAGTGGAACAAGGGAGCTGAGACCCCTGAGGCGACCGTCCCGCTCGCCGAGACCATGGTCAGGGTGTGGCACGCCGAGGTGTTCCCCTACCTGAACCCTGAGGGTGTCGAACGGTCGTTCGAGTTTGTCCTCTACGAGGACGAGGGCCGTCGCATCATCCTGCATGGGACACGCGACCTCGACGAGGAGTATCTGACCTGGGATTGGAAGACCGGCCAGCATGATCCTGCGTGGGAGGTTCGACGCAACGACACCCAGTCGATGGTGTACACGCTGGCTCGCGCCCATGAACGTGGCGACCTGGAGTCGCCGCAGCCGTTCCGCTACTGCTACCTGACCGACGGCTCGGTCGAGATTATCGATGTGACGCGCACTGCTCAGGACTGGGCTGCGCTGGTTCCGATGTGCAACTCGATTGCCGACCTGATCGAGGCGAAACTTCCGTCGTGGCCGATGCGCTATGATGGGTGGAAATGTTCCGACGACTGGTGTCCCAACTGGGCTGCATGTCGTGGGCAATACTTGGGTGTCGGCTCTAAGCCGGCCAACTGGTGACAACAACAACAATCCCGAAAGGGGAAAATAATGAATGACAGAGAACGGGCGATCATCGCTCAGGTGGCCGCTAAGGCTGCTGCGGAGCTGTGCCACGGCATGGGCAGGGACGGCATGGCCGACTACCTTGCCTGCTCGGAAATGGTGTTCAGCGACATCCTCGACAAGATCGGCGACGAAGTGGCCGATGTGCCCGCTGCTGCGGCTGCGCCTGTGATGCCTCCTACTTTGAGTCCTGTCGCTCAGGCGCAGGCAGCGTTCCCTGGGGCCGAGGTGACCACTGCCCCTGCTCCTGCCACACCGCCGCCGCCTGCTGCTGCGGCGAAGCCACCTGGGGGTGCCCGCAAGAAGAAGATGCTCGACGCCAACGGGTTCGTCACCGACGACAAGCAGGCAGCGTGGAACGTAGCGTTTCTGTGCGCCGGTCAGAAGACCGCCGACGGCAAGGTTGTCGTGTTCGACAACCAGCGCAAGAAAGCGTCGGGCGAGTGGAAGCCCAACGCAGCAGACTTCAACATCACAGAGGCGGGTGCCGCTATGTACGGATTGGGCAACAAGCGGATCGGTTTGTGGTTGTCGGATGCACCGACACACATCCAGGCCGGCGATGGTTCCATCCTTCCCTTCAACGTGGAGGACATGCACGCACGCTGCGGTGCGTAATGCCCGAACTGCCCTCCCCCCTCACGGAAGAGGAGATAGTTGCCCGATTGGAGGGGGTGTCCTCCGACCACGGCGGGGACACCCCCGACTACAAGTTCATCGAACCGACTGCTACGGCGTTCGATTCGTTCGTCGACTACGTTCGTAACGACGAGGGACGGTTCCTGCTCGGCTACCCCGAGGTTGACCTCAACATGCGGGGCCTGGCCCGCGGCGAAATGCTCCTCGTTGTGGGCCACTCGCACAACGGCAAGTCGCAGGTGTTGTACCAGGCCATAGTCAACGCCCTGTTGAACAGTGACGCCCACATTCTGATGTTCTCCCCTGATGAACCGCGTGAACTGGTCGCCCAGAAGTTGCATTGCATTGCCTACGGTCGCAACGGCGAGGAGTTGGAGCAGCAGATCAAGGACGGCAACGAAGCCGTGTTGGAAGAGGTTCGTTCGGCTGCACGCAACCTGTTTGATCGGATACTGATCAACGACGGGGCGTTGACGTTCACGCAGATGTCCGACACCCTCAAGGAGGCGCAGGACTACTGGGGTCGACACCCCAACTTCGCCATGGTCGACTACCTTGAACTGCAACCAGGGGAGTCGGACCACACAGGGGTGGTTGCCAAGGCGCAGGGGTTGAAGCGGTGGAGCAAGGAGGCTTCGATCCCGTTGGCGGTCGTGCATCAGGCGGGCCGTGGGTCTGGTGACCGGCACAAGCCGGCGTTGATCACTGCCGGTAAGTACGGCGGTGAGCAGGAAGCCCTGGCTGTTCTCGGTGTGTATCGCAAACGTGACGATCCTGCGTTGACCTATGTGGAGAAGTGTTACCACTCTGTGTCGATCAATATTCGTGTCACGAAGAACAAGCGGCCACCGAACAAACTCGGCGACTTTGAATACTTTCTGTGTCCTCACACTGGTCAGATTCGCACCTATCGTGATGACGACATTCCTCCTGATGACAGGTACATGCGGTGAGTGACCGTGTCGCCATCGGCGACAAGTTCTGCCACCTGTTCCGAGGCAACGCTTTGGCGAAGGACACAGCCGATGGCGAGTTTCGACCGTGGCGCGGCGAGGATGGCACGCCGATGCCTGCCAGCGGCCTCGTCTTCCAGGAAGCAATCCACAGGCACCTGTGGGGTCCGTACCGCCTCGGCGTGTACCCGCTGATGGAGGTGGAGGGTTCCCCGAGTTGCAATGTCGGATGGTTGGCCGTCGACTGGGACGAGGGAGACATTTCCCTTGTTCACGCCGTCAACGTGCGGGAACTCCTCGCCCAGCTTGACATCACCTCATGGGTGGAGGCCAGCCGATCAAAGGGGTTTCACCTGTGGGTGTTCCTCGAAGAGGACATTCCCGCTCAGATGGGCCGCAACGCCATGTTCGCGGCCTGCCAGATAGTTGACTCCCCCACCAGGGAGGTGTACCCCAAACAGGTCACGATGCCCGCTAAGGGCTTCGGGAACGGAATACGCCTCCCGTATGCGCTGTCACGCCCAGAGGGCCGTCAGGAGGCTGTGCGTGGCTCTGAGAGCAATCTGACGTTAGAGGAGTTCACCGCTGAGGCGTTCGATTCGATGGTGACACGGCAACAGATCGTCAAAATAGCGTCCCTTTACCAGCCGGCACCATCCACGCGACCCATCCACACCCCCAAGTTCACGCAACGAAGGGTCGATGCGGACTTCAGGTTCGTAGCCCGAGACATATGGGACCAGGGTCCGTCGCACAACGACCGCAGCCTCGCCCTGTTCTCGTTCGCCTGCTCCCTGTTTCGCCAGCTCTACTCGCCTGACGCTGTTCTCGAATGGACCCGACAGTGCGACCTGAAATGGGGGCAGAAGTTTGCTGCCCGCGGCCCGCAGGGCGAGCAGCAGTTACGCAAACTGGTCGATGATGCCGGCAGCAAGATGGGACGATGACATGATGGACTTTGACCACTGGTTGAAATACGGAATCGAACAGGGGTTCTGCGGCCCCGCCGTGTGCAGCACCCACGACGGAATCCCGACCTCCGAGGAGGAGGATCTCGAGTGGCAGGAGTACGACCCGTGTATCCATGTGATACGCCCCTACACGGACGACGCCCACAAGGCGGCGGTTGAGGAGAACCATTCGCCGTCGAACTGGCGAAAGCCCCGTTGACCTACTCATTCAGGATCCCAGGTTGATGCGTGTCGTACCTCTCGAACTGGCAGAAGCAAACGCTGTCGTCGCAGCGTGGCATCGCCACCACAAACCCTGCGTCGGGCACCGGTTCTCGCTGGGGGTGATAGACGACGATGGTGTGGTCCGTGGCGCCGCCATCGTGGGGCGACCCGTGGCGCGCCTCGCTGGGCTTCCCCGCGAGGTTCTAGAAGTGACCCGTCTGGTCACTGACGGAACCAAAAATGCCTGCTCCATGCTGTACGCCGCTGCCGCCCGCACGGGGCGACAGTTGGGCTACCTGCGGGTCCAAACGTACATTCTGGATGAAGAACCAGGGACTTCGTTGCGTGCTTCGGGATGGAAATCAGACGGCCCTTCGGGGGGCGGCCAGTGGAAGCACACCGACGGCAAACCCCGTCGCACCGACCAGCCCACGGGGCTGAAAGAGCGGTGGAGTTTGGAGTTGAACGCGCCCTACAACCCCGACCTGACGTTCCCGCCGGCTGACGCAGACCTCTCACAGCCCACACTCCCCCTGTGATCTACTCGTTCAGGATCCCAGGTCGACCCAAGTCGAAGAGCCGGCCACGATTCGCACGCGGCCGCGCCTACACCGACAAGAAAACCCTCGATGCCGAACAACGCGTAGCCGACCTGTACGACGGCCCCTTCTACGAAGAACCAGTCTCCATGACCATGGTCTTCCACCCCGACTGGACCGACGTAACCATCGGCCCAATCGACCAGGCCATCTCGCCCCTCACTGCCGACGCATCCAACCTGTGTAAACTCGTCGAAGACGCCCTCAACGGCGTCGCCTACCCAGACGATAGGCTAATCCAAATGCTTCTAGTGAAAAAGATTCCACGGTGAGTTTCGCAGACCTGCCATGGGAGCAACGATACGGATCAATGGGCGACGAAGCCGAAGGAGCATTCGAGGAACGCACCGAAGGGTGGGCACGGTACGGGTTCAACCGTCCGCCCTATTCGATAGAGACACTGCCGCTGTTCCTGCGGTACACCCCTGACTACGTCACCGTCAACACGCTCATCGAAGTCATGGGTTGCGGCAAGAACGGCCTCAAGTTGAAACAGGAAAAACTGTCAGCTCTGACCATGTGGGACGGGCAGATGCCCGTCTGGTTGTGGATCTGGTCGACACCGAAACAGCAATACGCGTTTGTTCCGTTGAAAACGATCACGAAGTTCATTGACAAGGGAGAGGCGACCCCAGGGTCGTTCCGAGAGGGTAAAGCATACTACGGCTTCAAGCCGTCCCTCTTCCCTTGGACTGACAGTGTCATCGAATGACGGCCGACGCAAGGAATCCCTCTACGATCCCCTTCTCCCGTGGGGTCGGGCTGGCGACCGCCACATGCACACCTCGGCGTTCACCCGCCCCTTCTCGGGGTTGGAGGCACTCCTTGTTTGCGACCCCACCAATGAACCAGAAGAATCCGTTCTTGAACAGCTCACCCTACGCGAGGCTTTAGCCGACGCTCTCGACACCCTGGATGAAGATGACCGCTGGCTTTTCGACATGCTTGTTGTTGTTAGGTTGTCTCTGCGTTTTGTTGGCCGTGTTATCGGAATGCCTAAAACGACTGTGGCAAGAAGACGAGACAAAATCATCGCGAACCTTCGACAAATCCTCAGCGACGATTCCGTCGTTCAAGAACGACTAGGTCGACAGTGGTTCAACCCAGACAATCAGGCGGAGTTGCTTCCACACAACAAGTAATGAACTGCATCCATTTCTCCAACCAGATCAGCATTTCCTTCTGAGCCAACCAGTTGCCACGCTCGGCTTCTTCCCACGCACACAACAAGGCGATCACTTCGTCTGTGGTGAACACGGTCAACACGCCGAGGTGTTCACCGTTCCACTTGGCGTGGGTGCCGTCCTCAACCTCGAACGTGCCGCTGGCACGCTCCAACTCTGTGGTGATGCCCTCCTGTAGTTCCTGCCTGACAGAGCTGGCAAACCACGAAGACCACGCCGCCTCGAAATCGAGCGGCGTTTCTTCACTCACGACCCGAGTCGTTCCCTGGCCAGCGTCTTCACTGCCGACAACAACGCTGCTCCCGCTGCGATAACCGCAGTGCGAAGCGTTGAAAGGTCACCGATGATGATGACAGCAGTGAAAGCCTGCACCGCAGTCCACGCTGCTCGTTCGCCCCATGAACCCCACGAAAACTTTGATGACGTAGTCACTTCCCCTTCTTTCCGCGGCCAGCCTTTGAGTAGGCTATAGCCGCTGCTTGATCTTTCGGATAGCCCTCACCGATTAGTTTACCAATGTTGTGCGACACTGTCGCACGGCTGGATCCGCGTTTGAGCGGCATGCTAGTAGCGGGGCTTCGGACGTTTCGGGCGCTTCTGGCCCACTGTCAATCTCGCAGAGCTTTGCGGGCTGCTGAACGCGACTGGCCTGCCGGCAGCGAAAAACTGCCGCGTTTCACGCTGTCGACCAGAATACGACCAGTGGCTACCAGTTTCGGCGTTTTGCCGTCACGCATCAGAACCTACTTTCCGAATGGTCGGCCACCGCTGTTGGCGTTGCCGAGATTGGTGCTGCGTAGATACGAGGCAGCCTTCTTCGCCTTCTGACTCATGTCCCACATGGTGAACGAAGACGTTGAGTCGTTGGGCTGGTCGTCTTGACTGCCGAACGTATCCTCAAACGTTTCGTATCCTTTTCCTTTAGGCATTGAAAGTACCTCCTACAAGAGGAACAGAGCGTCCCACGTTGAACGGTCCACTGCCCCCGTTTTCCGCAGAATCCCCAGATTGGTTTGGAAATCTTTTACCGCCAACCTCGTCTTCGCCCCGAAGACACCGTCGACCGGCCCAGGGTCGTAACCCTTGTCCCGCAAGCGGGCCTGCACCCATCGAACCATTTCGCCTCGGGAACGCCGCAGCCTCGACAACGGCTTGGCATCAAGAACAGCTCCCAACTCGCGGAAGAACCGTGCTATCCCCTCAAAGTCGATAGTTGACGGGTTCCCAGCGTAAAGAACGCATCCGTTGACCAACCATGCATGCAACTCTGTTCCAGGGCACGCCGTCGACGACAAGTCCTTATGGCCCTTCAACCACAGTTTCCCTCCGTAACGGGACTGGATGTCTGCAATAACCTCTGAGATGCCTATGAGGGCAGGTTCGGGAATCTTCTTGCCTCCGAAGCCCGTGTAACAGATGCTTTCTGTTTTAAAGTTGTAGTGCTTGGTAGCGCCAGAAACGATCCCTGAACCTCGGCCCTCATAGATCACTCCGTTTTCGTCAACAAGCCAGTTGTAGGCAACAGCGTTCCAACCGCGAGTATCCATGTGGTATCGCTCGTAGGCTCGAACTGCGGTAACGCCCTGTGGCGGGTCGACTACGCCAGAGTGATGAACGACTATTCCCACGACACGGGAAGAACGCAGCCGCGTGAACGGCCTCTTCGGCGGTCTGGCGTGCCAATCGTCGCGTGAGATGAAGTCCATCAACCTAACCTGCTTTCGTCCCAGCGAGTCTAGACGTTGCGGACCTCAATGTCGATCATGCGTTTCATGTCGTCCGACAACTCACGCTGCATGCGGATCAACTGGTTGCGTTGCTCCTCAGGGGTGTTCGCCCGCAGGCCACCACCGAACATCGTCGACATGAACGTCGTCATCCAACGCTTCTCATACTTTTCCTCGCCTGGGATGAGGCGGCGCAGCCGCCCCATGAACGGCATCATCTGATCCAACACATACAGGTCCGAATCGGTCATCTTCCATTCGCCCTTACGGTTCTCCTCCGCTTTCCCCAACGCTCCGAGGATCGGCATCAACCCTGGGATGTTCGCATACGACGGCGGCACATTCTGGAAGCGACCCTTCAACGGCAGGTCTGCGAAGAACTGCTTGCCGGCCCACATCTCGATAGGCAACTTGGCATACGGGAACGCTGATTCGGCGAAAATCCTGGTCGCCATGTCCAACGGCTTGATACCCGTGATCGGCCGCTCCCCAGGTTTCATCCAACGGTTCAGGTCTTTGAACGGCAGGTCGGGCAGCAGGTACACCTGTGACCCGTCCATCCTCCACGGCAAACGGATACCCAGGTTCTCCATGAAGTAGTCGGGCACGACCCCTTCGGCCTCGCTGGAATACTCCAGCTCGCCTTTGATCTGCCGCAACCTCGACCACGCTGCCGGCCGAGACCCGATGGATTCGACCAGCACTGGCAGAATGTTCTTCTGCCATTTCCAGAACGGGATGATCGCTTTGATCTGAGCTTCTCTGGGGGTTATCTCACTGTAATCGAAATGATATTTGCGAATCCCCTTCCACGCCTCGTCGAGGGTGCCGCCGCCCTCCATGATGTGGCGCGCTGCGGTCATACGCACCATGTACTCGGCTTCAGTGTTGGCTTTCCGCACCGCTCTGAACGGCCAGAAATGCGCCCTGAACGGATTCCAAGTCCCCGTAGGAGCCAACCCGCTTTTCTCCGCCACCTCGATAGCAGCCTGACCTCCACCAGCGATCCCCGACCGCTCTATCTGATCGAAGATCCGCCAGTCCCGATCAGTGGCATTGCGGAACATGCCGCGCACCCCAGCGAGCTTGACCGGCTGGCCTGTCTCAACCGTCTTCCACGCCAGATACTGGCTGCCGCTTGAAATCTGACCAGCGACCGGCACCTTAATCGGAATGTTGCGTGCCTTCGCCACACCCTCCAGATACTGGCGGTACTTCTTGTCTTTGGTCGCATCAATGGACGCCCGCATCGCAGCACGTTTCATCGCTGAAGTCTTCGTGTGCTGACCCATCTCGACACCCAGGATCTGAGAGTTGATCCAGGTCGCACCCATGATGTTACGAATCACGAACCCAGGAGTAGCCACCGCCTGAGCTTTCCAATAGTTCAACAACGAGAAGTACCCCTTCGACCATTCTTTGAACGCCTTGGCGTTGTTGAGTTTCGCAGCGGCCAGGGTGGCCGCAGCGAACAGGTCAGCAGATTCCTTCATGTTGACTGCCGAGTAGCCCTTCAGGAACGGCCCC